TGATCATGATCTTTAGTTGCAGTTATTATTTCAAACCCTAAAGCTCCCATTCTCATATCAATTAACATTACCCTGGTATCCATTTTTGCCCATTGAAGATATACTTCTCTTCTTATCTCCATATTATCAGGAGTTAAGAACACTATATCATTTAATGCATTACCTTTATTCCAAAGTTCATTATGTGCATTTACTTTAGTTTGAATATTTAGGTTAGATAATGTGCTTTTAGCTGCAGCTACTTTAGATTGATTTAAGAACTGTTCTGACCATGATGTAGTAGAAAGATTATGAACCTCTAATATATCATTGTCCCAAACATCTATTTCATTAAATCCCATAATCGCAGCATTCTGCAATAGTGATGATCCGATCCCGCCAGCACCTATTACAGTGCATTTATCTAATAGCTTTTGATCTATTAGGTCTTGATTTCGTGTGTATCTATTCATATTAGGTCTCCATATCTATTATAGCCTAGTTTTTTAAGCTCTTCGTGATATTTATGTTCTGGAAGTTTAGAATTAAAGAAATCTTGTTCTATTTGTTCAAACTTCTCTTGTACATCTGTTTTCGCATTAAGAATATCAGGATTACAATCTTCCATAAAAGGTAAGAACTGTTGATTCCAATCTATTGTTTCAGGGTCATCTGTACTTTCTTTTGTGACCCTTTTTCTATTCATTATACCATTAGGCCTAATAAATGTTGGTTTATTCTTTTCATATTCCTCTTCAATAAACTTTACTTCATTTTCCCATTCTGGTTGAGCTTTAATAGAGTTTTTAGTCACAGTTTTCATTTCTTCTAAGTGTATTCTTCCAAACTGATCAGGATAACTAACAGCCATAGCATATTCTTTACCAACTTTAGTAGAAACTACTAATGAATAGTAAAAGTTTTCATTTGCTCCATCTATTAATTGTTCTTGATCTGTACCTGAGAAGAATGCACCCATACCATGATGTGAGTGAATATTTCCTTGTACCCATGATTTACCAATCTTAGGAAACTTTTTTCTAAGCTCTCTATATCGTTTAACAAGATGCTTTCCATCCCAATCAGTAGCTGATGATGTTCCCAGGTGTAATGGTATGAAATATTCTAGTTTTACTTTTGTAGGAAAACCATTTTCATCCTTAGTATGAGAATACCAAGCAGGGCCTGACCATTCTCTATTCGGATATTTCATCAGTAAATAATTCACTTTGCTGACCTGTTTCGATGATAGTTCTAGGTGTAAATCCTTTTGGCAATCCATTTACTAGCCTCCTTTTTATATTATCTACTTCCTTGATTGTTTCGCTGTATGCATCATACTTTAACTTATTATAAAGCTTAACAGCCTTTTCTCCAGTTCTCTTTAAGTCAATATTAGTTTCTTCTTTTTCAAAAGTAGACCATTTTAACTTTTCATATTGACTTTTCATTATTTTAACAATGATTTTAGGTATTCCAGCATTAGCATAAGGAAGTCTTGACATGATATAATTGTAACTCTTTTCATTTAGTGTTTTACTCAATATCTCATGATAAACCTTATATTCTTTTGCTTGTTCATTAGATAAAGGATAATTATAAGTAAATCCTGGAGTATGAACTCTAAATTTCACATCTCTTGTTCCAAATGGATAACCTATATCTGATGCCATTTTCCTAAATATCTCATCAATTACTATCCTTTCTTCTTCAGAGCATCCCATCATACTAGCTTTTAAATGCATTGCTGCTCTTGCAAGTGATATAAGGGCTTCATTTAGGCTAATATTTAGCATTTCTTTAATCATTACCGCATAACCTAATACTTTTGCTTGATTTCCTATAAGTTCATAGACAACTTTTAGCAATTCATTTTCTGAAGATCCTTTTCGCATAAACATTGCCATGTTTGATAATCCATCTACTTCTATAAAACCAGTCGGTTCTAAGTTATTAGGCAAGCCCCAATTAGTATTTTCATCTACACCATCTCTTTCTTCATGTGGTACAATAATGTATTGAAACTTTTGAGTTTTATAATATTTACCTGCTAGATATGTAGATCTACCATTATAAGCTTCTAAGTATTTTTTAACCAGAGCAAAGAAGACAACATAGTTTTGATCATGCCAAGCTTTATCTAATGTTGCTTGAAATTGACCTAAACATGGTCTTCCACCACTTATATGTGGATGCTGGCCAGTTAATAGAAATTTATCATTTCCACAATCCAATGTTTGAGTGAAATAGTATTGTAATGCGCCTCCATCTCTATATATAAATAGAGCATAATCTCCCATTTTAAGATGAGGCCTGTATTTTACTACAACATCTTTAAATACTATGCATGGTACAAATGAATCTTCAATGCTTATTTCTTCTGGATCAGAACCAGACACTATGTAATTGTAATCACCCCATTTAGGATGATCATCTCCGTATGTTTTAAATTCATACTTTTTAGATATGATATTCATCTGAACATCAAAACCTTCAGCAACTTCTCTTCCAAACTCTACTGTATTTAAGTATTGCAAATAATCTTTAAATATTTCAAAAGCATTAGTCATATCTTGACTCCTCTTCTTGCATTATTTTATTATATTCTTCTTTTTCATGCTTTAAGCAATTTTTACATATGAGACCTTCATCTAGTGTGTTGTAATATGAATTTTCATCATAATTAACAACTCTAAAACCACCACAATGGTCTCCATGTTTTGAATATTTAAAGCATAAAGCATCTATTCCATTCCAAATATGATATTTATTTGGCCTTCCCTTTAGGTCAAAAGTTTTATTTGGTTTTAATAATACAAATTCTAAACTGGGTCTCATTCTTTCTGATCTAAATTTCCATCCTCTCATAATATGCTCTCCTTAAATTACAGAGGGGCCTTACGGCCCCCCTTTTAATCAATATTAAAGAACAAGTTTAGTTTCCAGACTTATTCTTTGACTTCATAATAATAATAGTATCACCTTCTTGTAATCTTGCTGAAGGTAATGCTCTACGCTCTTCGCCATCTTCACTTGTTAATTCTACAACTGCTTCACTAGCGTCAATATTATATTCATCATAGATTTCACTTAACTTTTCGGCTTTAACAGTTTCAAATGTGCCACCTCTAGTATAAGATGATACATGAACTTCAACTTCATTTCTATTGTTAGGCATTTGACTCTCCTTGTTTGTTATTAATAACTACATTCTACATCGATATTCTTTTCTATTGCTGTATCTAAGAAAGCATTGAGCTCTTTGTATTTCTCTATAAAATACTCTTGCCCTTGTTTATCCTCAGATTCAATGTTTTTAAAGAATTTTTCCTTCCTATTTTCATTATTCACTACTTTCTTTAAGGCTTTAGCACCTTTTGGTGTTAATACTGTTTGTTCTCGCACTCCATTAACATCTTTAACATCTGTAAATCTTGGGAAATCTTCCCACCATGATAATTCTAGCTTCAAGAAAAGGCTGCTATTGTTATAAGAATCCCTAAAATAACCCAAACTATACATTCTATCGTATAGCTCTTCAACACGTTCTTGAGCGACATCCCTTTCTTTGTCAGTTCCTGCAGTTTTTCTTTCTTCAATTGCTTTGTCGAAGGGTCCACGATGTTTATCATAATTTTCACGAAAAAGCCTTCCAAGATATAAGTCTGCACCCATGATTTGCTCCTTTTTATTAAATATAGTTTAAATAATTGCATTAATGATTCCATTTGACATCCACATGTTTCGACTGTATAATCCATAAACGACCCATCTCCACCTGTATATTCGTAGTGAGCACCTTTATCGCACGCACCACATAGATTGTATCTTAGTTTAACCATAAAATGATTCATTTATTCTCTGATCAGTTGCATTTCTAGCCTCTCTCATCTCAAGATGTGATATTTTAAGATAAGCTAGGATATACCATTTATTTCCTGATACTTTTTCATAAAACTCTCTATAATTGGGTTCTATCCATTCACTTTTTACATTCATTGTATGCTCTCCTTTAATAAAATAAAAATGCAGCCCCAAAAGGCTGCACTATATGCTAATATTGCTATATAAACCGTAATTCTATTTAATACTTGTCCCTGTAGTTTCTTCATCTGCATCTCCCCTAAATAAGTCATCAAAAATGATTCTCAGTTCTCTAGTTTGTGCATGTATGATAGCTAAGGGTCGTCCCTTTAAACCGCTCTGTCTTGCTCTCCTCAGCATAAATTCATGCCGTAGTAACCTTTTAGCGATATATGACTTTATATCTCTTTTGGTTTTTATCTTGTCTCTCCCCAGGTATTTTCTATATCTCTTCATAATAACTCCAGGCTGACAAGCCAATCTATTAGTCATGATGTAAGGGAAAGCAAGTTATACTTTCCCCCACACCGTTTACAGAGCATACTAAGAGGTATAACCCATTAGTTTTGATTGCTTCTTAGCTAAGTGGACAGCTTTAGAATAAGCCTGATTACGCTTTGCATCGTCATAATCAGTGCTGTCCCAGATGTCTAACAGACGATCTATTTCTTTTGTTAATTGTATTCCTTCAGCTAAAGGTTTTAGGAAACTATAATAGAATCCAGGCGCTGATGAGGTTATTTGTTTCTTCATAAGTATGCTCCTTATTTGTTGTTGTTGTGATTTAATTTTGTGGGGCGCACTAGGTGTCAACTGTTATCCTAGTTTTATAAGGTGATTAATCCTTGGCGACTTCATTAATATATCTATAGCCCCTTGGTAACCAATATATTGGGGAGAGCTAGCAGACACTTTTGTCTTGCTTAAGCTCCCTCGTCGTGAAATTAATGAGAGAGACCACGCTCTAGGTTGGGCAGCCTTTAAGATTATCCCCTATTAACGAATGGTGGTTTTAGCCGTAACTCTCTCAATTGTGCAGGCATAGAAACGATATTGTTCGTCAACATTATCTCACTAAAATAGATTTTTAGCTATATCTATGCCTATATTTAAATTATAGGGGAGCAACCTCGAAGTTAAACTCCCCTTAACGACTAGCTGTTATGAATAGGACTTAGTCGTCAATTAAGTGGCTAACAGGAAGTATGTGTTAGCTTTACCTGCACTTAAATTCAAATTTTACCTACCAGGGTTTAGTCCCATAGTACCCCAAAATAATCCTAAGCCCAGGATGTCCCAGTTCTCCTTTTTGGCTTGGTAGGTTTTAATTATATAGGCACTTTTAAGACATGCCTAGGTCATTATATGTATAAGGTAGATAATAAACATTCAGAGTAAGGCTTTAATTTATCATCAAGCTCTTTCGATGTTGCGCACTACCTCCTCCTACCTTTCACTAACTACCTTAAATTTAATTGTAATACACTATGGCTCATCACCATACCTTTGATATTCATCAACCCGTTATATATCTTCAGACCAAGTAATATTTATAGTCGTTTCATAATGACAACTCGTTCAGTTTTGTTGAGCAATTACTTGACGCTTTCCACTATCTGCGATATATACCTCTGACCTCTTACAATACTTATTAGAGAGTAGTCTTCAACACCGTTGACTACGAATAGCTTCGCCTTGCGTTTTAGTGCACGTCAGCTAATTAGACCCCAATTCAGACTACTCTCATTTACTATAATCTCAGTGTGCCTTGATTCCGCTCAAGACTAGGCGTGTTTATTGTTTATACCTAACTATGATTATAGTTTAGATTAGATTATTCTTTTGATATAACTACCAACTGATGT